GTGTGTAAAATGTAAAGTACTTTGAAGAAAAGTTAAAGCTGCAATAATTTGAAATAACCATGCAACCCATCTTTGTTCCCACTCAGGTGACCCATGTTCATGTCCATCAATTTCATCATCATCGATAAGTGTATCCATAATTCCTTCTTGTGCTTCTTGTGCAATCGTGATAACAGGAATATTAGAGAGCTCTAAACCAATTTCTAATTCAAATCCATCTTCTTCGTCGTCTTCGTCGTCTTCGTCTTCGTCTTCGTCTTCGTCGTCGTCGTCTTCGTCTTCGTCTTCGTCTTCGTCGTCGTCGTCGTCGTCTTCGTCGTCGTCGTCTTCGTCTTCTTCACTATGAATATCAGATTGATTATCAATATTATTTACTTCAAGTTCTTCAAGTTCTGTTGCATCAAGAACAGTATCAGGCGGGTCTGATACCAATTCTGTTATATCTTGTTTAATATCATCAAATGAAAATGATGTTGCTGACCCAACTGACTTTATATCGCTAATATCATCCTCTTCCAATTCTTCATCATTCTCAAATGGAGGTGTAATAATTTCATTATAAAGTACTTCAGGTGTATCTTCATTTACAACAATCTTTGCACGTTTCTCTTCTAATCCATTCCAAAACCATCTACAATTACGATATGTATCGTATTCATTAGTAATATTAAATTTATATTTTCGACTAATACCTGTAAATGATCCATAAAATAACACACAATGAGGAGTCAAATCCATTTCACGAAATCTGCTCAAAGTAAAATTCAGTAAATAATCAATATAGGCTTGATTATTTTGACTATGTACTTTTTGCACAGTATCTTTCCATTGATTTGTTGTTTGTGGAAGAAATGGATGAACAGGATTTGCATATTTTTCACGAAGAATGTCAATAGGGTTTAATAAATGAACAATTTTAGTATATACATTACATTCCTCTTCTTCACCGTTATGAAGGCGCTTTGCTTTCCAGAAATTGGGTTTATATTCTTCTTTCCATTCACAAACTTGATACTTGGAAGGAAGTTCTAAATTCATTTTTGAATTCACATTTTCAGGATGAGGGAATAATTCCAACATAGGATTATATCGTTGAATATGTTCAATTGTTGAAAAAGACGTTTTATCATTTTCTGAAATATCACACTCTCTGCATTGTTCTTTTTTAATAGACTTCACCACTGATAACATCTTATTGATTCGTAGACTTATGTGTTGAAAAGAGTACGCATATGAAATATATATTGTATTAGAATGGCATCACAGGGTGGTGTAAACGTAAATCTCCGGAAGTTTGTAATGAAATCAATTCCACAAGATGCAGTTGCTGTTTTTATTGGTCGCCGTCGTACTGGTAAGTCTACGCTTGTTCGTGATTTACTCTTTCATCATCAAGATTTACCGTTAGGATGTGTTATTTCAGGTACAGAAGAGTCAAACGGTTTCTTTAAAAAGATTGTTCCACCCATGTTTATTCATGGTGAATATAGTGCTATTATTTTAGCAAATTTCGTCAAACGTCAGAAATTGGTTATGCAACGAATACAACAAGATGAAGGGCGTGGTATGAAATCCAATATTGATCCCCGTGCATTTTTAATTTTAGATGATTGTATGTATGATGATTCCTGGACCCATGACAAAAATATTCGATATCTGTTTATGAACGGACGTTGGTTGAAAGTATTTTTCATTATTACGATGCAGTTTCCTCTCGGTATTCAACCCGCTCTTCGTACAAATATTGATTATGTCTTTATCTTGAGAGAACCATATTTGAATAATCGTCGTCGTCTGTTTGAAAACTACGGTTCTGCTTTTCCATCATTTGAGTTTTTCTGTCAAATGATGGATCAATGTACACAGAATTATGAATGTCTGGTTATTAATAACAATACACAGAGTAATAAATTGGAAGATACGATTTATTGGTACAAAGCAGAAGTTCACGGAGAATTTAAGATGGGTGCTCCTGAGTTATGGCGACAGTCCGAGATGATTTCACGTATTAAAGAGGAAGAGGAGATTAATAATTTTGACCCTCGTGCAAATACAAAGCTACGTGGACCTGCAATTAATGTTCAGAAGAAGTATTAGTATGAACAAGAAACATTGTTTATGTTTATTATTATTAGCGATTCTTATTGCGGTAGCATGTTTAAATTTAACAGAAGGATTTGAAAAGGATGAAGCTATACCTGATTATTGTGGCTCTGCTGGATATACAATTCATCCAGAATTAAAAAATAATATATTTGGTAAAGATGCAATTCTACCCAGACAATATACACAATCAGAATGTGATAAAATAGATGGCGCCAAATATAACAACGGTACCTGTACTCTGACTAAAAATGGTAAAGAAATAAATTGTAATGATTCATGTAAAGGACTTAATAAAATTAAATCATTGCCTCCAAGTGACTGTAGTGTTGATGGAAAATTATTAGGTATAACAAATAAACCATTTACATTTAAATTAGGCAAAAAAGTTATTATTCCTGAAAATACTATAAGATTATATACTTCAAAAGAATGTGAACAATTAAATGGAAAACATGATATTTCTATTTTAACTATGATGAATGATAAAGAAAAAGAACAATTTACTAAAGATCATGGAAATGGCTATGGAGGGTGCAAGGGTAAAGATAATACCGACTATTCTGGGATGTGTTATGCAGATCCGCCATCTATGACAGATGTTAAAAATAAGCTATCTGGATTATTATCGTAATTAAATACACAATACTATTTAGAATGCGTTTAAAACAGCTCATTGTAATAGCAATTATCATTGTTATTTTATATTGTACTTACAACAATATTGATGGATTCATTGATGGATTTGTCGATGCCAAACGCTGTGGTGTAGATTTACCATCGTGTCCAGCTGGTCTACGGTGTATGAATGGATACTGTAAATCGGATATTGCACCAGTACTTCCTCATTTTTCTGATTTACCTCTTACTCCTGATCGCTAATAAAAACCTCTTTCATTGCTAGAAGATGAATAACTCAAAAGCAATGGGACTCGGTTGCATGTTGCTCTTTCTAGTTTTAGCAGTTGTACTTTTACCGATTGTTGTGCGTTTTATTGATAAGATGGAACCGCATTATGTATCTGGATTTGAGAATATGGTCGAGAATGTAAATGTTCCTCAAGGAGGAATGCAAGATTCTTATCGTCCTGATGCAAATACGGATTATATGTGCAGATCTCCTAATGGAGGCGAACCATGCCCCGAGGGTTCATTTTGCGATGGAGCCAGCCAATCATGTGTTAAGAGTTATGTAGGCGGAGATGTACCTGATGTTGGGTATTATGCTTAAATGATTATAGTTTTTTATATAAATATAATATTGATTTTTTTTCCCATGTCATAGGAATTGAACCTGTATGAATAAGTTTGAATGTTGTATCAACAGGTAATTCTACAGAACATGCTATTAATGTATTCGGTTTTACCTGTTGTTCAAGTTGTTCTGTTAATTTCTTATTTATTTCATCTGTAAAACACAGATTTGAAACAAATATCCATGCAGCATCCGATATATTATAATCAAAAAAAGAACCACAAATCAATTCAATATTCATTTTTGATTTATTTTTAAGTGCATTATAAGCAATCATTGCTTTATCATGGCGATCTTTAACTAATTCAATACCTTTTGATTTTATTCCTGGAACTAGAGATGCAACCATCATAACATTTTTACCAAGACCTGAACCAAGATCGTAGAATGTCTGTTGATTTATCGGATATGTTCGTATCGGTTGAGATTTTTCAAAAAGTTTAACTAATAATTCAATACCTTTTAAGGTCATTTCTCCATACGTAGTTATATATTTTTCATGTAATTCGTCATCTTTATATCCATCCATACCTTTATACACACGTTTAATCTGTTTGCGTGTAGCATTACAAAAATCAGATTTATGTACTACACGTATTGTATGCTTCTTTGGCGGCATATTTAACAATATATAAATATTCTTTACATTATAAATATATTCAATCTTATAACATTGAATATATTTAATATACATTTTTATTACTTTACTCTGATGCAGATGCAGATGCAGTAGAAGCAGAGGAAGCAGCGACTGCTTCCTCCTTAGACTCATCAACACGCTCAATCGTAACAGATGCTTTCTCTACCTTACGCTGAAGTGCCAAATCACCCTGTGAACCAAACATATCACCAAATGCAGATGAAGCAGTTAGAGATGATCCTGCAGCGGCAGGTTTGCTACCCTTAGTTCGTTCCTCAAAGAACTTCTCACGTGAATCCTCATTCTCCTTATATT